TGTGGGCTGTCGCTTACGGCTTCCGGGCGCTGAAGCGAACGCTAGATGTAGATAGCTCGGGTCATCTCAACTGAAACGAAAGGATGTGGATCAACATGAAGAAAATTCTCGGTGGTTTGGCACTCTCAACGGTCCCGATGTTTGCGAATGCTGCAGCTGTAGACGTGGCGGACGTTGTCACGGACATCGCTGCGCAAGCTGCTCCTGTGGGGCTGATCGGCGCAGCCGTGCTGCTGCTGCTCGTCGGTATCAAAGCGTTCAAGTGGGTGCGTCGCGCGATGTAATGTCGGCTGGCGGGTCCGGGTTCCTCCGTCCCGGATTCCGCCGCTTCGTTTGTAGACTTGTCTTCCTCGAGGTGGACCAAATGGCGGGCGTCTTGATGATGGTTGCGATACTCGGTGCAGCATGGCTCATCTTTACGGCGTAGTCGATCGGTCGCTCTTATGGCTCGCTGCAGCCATCATTCTGTCCCTCAGTTTCATCTATGACGCGCGTGCGGACTATTCGGCGCGTGTCGGCTACTCGGCGCAGGGCAACGCGACAGCCGTATTCGGCTCACAGACTGACGCGTGCATTGATGACGCTGCTCGCCATGCTTCGGGCAATCGTTCTGCGGAAACGCTCATCGCGCCGTTTACGTATTCGGGAACGACAAGCGGCAATTGCTTTGCAATCGCTCCTTCCGATGGCGCTACGGTCTTCACTGGCACATATTCGCAGGTCTACTACTGCGGCACCACGAGCTCACCCTCAAGCGTCACGTCTTCGGCCCATACCTGCACGGGATCGGACCCAAACCTTGCGACGTGCTCTCAGCCGTCCGGAACGAATATGTCGGGCGCGATGCCGACAAGCTCGGGATCACCGGCGATTGTGTGCCTCAACAATTGCACTGCTTCTCCGACTGACGTAACCAATCAATGGATGTCGGGTGGTGTTCAATACTGGAAGGGCACCTGGACATCGACCGGCGATCAATGCACCTCGCAGCCTACTGCGTCGAGCACGGTCCCTGCCAATGATGCGCCCGATTGCCAGCCCGGATACGGCGTCTCGACTGTAGGTGGGATTACGATGTGCGTGCCGGCAAGTCAGGCGACGAACACGCCAACGACTGTAAACTCCACGTCTTCTACGACTGGCACCGCCAACGGCTCAGGGACTTCCACTGGCTCAACTACGACGACTGAGACTAAGACTTGCACTGGGGATGGGTCGTGCTCCACTTCGACTACGACTGTCACTAAGGACGGCTCAGGCACGACAACGGGAACGACAACTACAACAGCGAAGACGACCGATACTAAAGGGGACGATGCCGTTTCTCAGTTCTGCCGGGAGAATCCCACCTCGCCCATTTGCAAGGGATCTTCTTGGGGTGGCTCTTGTGCGGCATCGTTTACGTGTGAGGGGGATGCCGTCCAGTGTGCACAAGCGCAGGCCGCGTATTTGATGGCGTGCGATCTGACGAAGACCGGCGATCAAAAAACGCTTGGTGATCAGATCACCTCAGGCACGGACCCTCTCGCATCTACTCTGCCGAATCCCGCCACGCCAGAAACGAAGACGATTAGCATCACCTCGTCGGGTTTTCTGGGCGGTGGTGGGCTGGCGGATCAGTCTTTCACCGTCTGGGGGCAAACAGTCACGTTACCGTTTAGTTCGCTGAACGTGTATCTCGGTTATATGGGTAGCATCATGCTGGTCTGTGCGTCGCTCGCGTGCGCTCGTATTGTGGGTGTGTGGGGCTGAGCGTGGCGATTTGCAGATGTGGCAGATCACGTAGGGGCCATGGTGTGGCATGGAACATTTCCAGCAGATGATTGTGGGCAGTCTCATCGGAACCCTCTTTGCGTGGTTGACATCGCATAGTGCTATGCCATTGGCAAGGGCTGTTATGACCCTCATCACAGGAGACTGAAAGACATGCCTATCTTTGTTGCTGCTCTCATCGGTGCGCTCGCTCAGGCCGCTGCGTCTCTCACTGGCCGCGTGCTGCTGGCGCTCGGGATCGGCTATGTCGCGTATACCGGGATCAGTGTGGCGCTCGACGGTCTCATGGCGGATATCGTGTCGAATATGAGCGGACTGCCTGCCACGATGATTTCAGTGCTCACGGCAACTAAGTGCGACGTTGCAACTAAGATGATTTTCTCGGCGATCACTGCACGTCTCACGATTCAAGGGCTCACTTCCGGAGCCATCAAGCGCATGGTTGTGAAGTAGTCTCTGCGGCGCTCGGGGCCGCTGTCCCCGATATGCCTTTTCCCTGTGGTCAGGGGAGTGCGAGCACGTAGGTGTGTCTCGCGACTGTCTGAAGGAGCCTAAAAGAAAATGATTCACCTAATTACGGGTGTGCCCGGTTCCGGTAAAACGCTCTACGCCTTGAACTATGTCGTGGACATGGCCAAGAAAGGCGCTGAGGTCGAGGGCGTGAAGGTCGAGCGGCCTGTCTACTACGACGGCATATCGAACCTAAAGCTGCCGTGGGTCCCGCTCGACGACGCTACGAAGTGGATGGCCTGTCCGCCTGCATCAATCATCGTGCTCGACGAAGCGCAGCGCATCTTTCGGCTGCGGTCTGTCGGTGCTGCGGTCCCGGAGCATGTTGCCGCGCTCGAAACGCACCGCCATGGCGGCGTCGATATCGTAATCATCACGCAGCACCCGAAGCTGCTCGACACGAACGTGCGTCGTCTTGTCGGTCGCCACTTCCATGTCGTGCGCGCCTTTGGCACCAAATCGGCAACGATTCACGAGTTCGGCGAAGTGCGTGAGTCCGTCGATAAATCCCGCGAGGGGTCCGTCCGTCACCAGTTCATCTACCCGAAGGAGGCTTTCAATTGGTATCACTCAGCGGAAGTTCACACACACAAGCGGCGCATTCCGATGCGGGTGTTCATTCTGATCGGGATACCGTTTTGCATCGCGTTGTTAGCTTGGTTTGCCGCGAAGCAACTGTCACCGTCATCGTCTGCGGACCGCGTGAAGTCTCAACTCAAGGTGGGAGATTCGTCCACGACTGGATCAACTCTTTCGCGGCCGCGCACGCGAAAAGAATTGATACGGGATTACTTGGAGTCACGCGAGCCGCTCTTGCCCGGGCTTCTTCATACTGCGCCAGTCTACGCAAAGGTCTCGGACGTGAAAGCGATGCCAGCGCCGTCGGCGTGCATCCAGAGCGCGAAGCGGGGATGCGAATGTTTCACGGAACAGGCAACGCGTCTCCCGGTGCCGAAGGAGGTGTGTGTGCAGATCGTTAAGTATGGGTGGTTCGACGAAACACGCGAGCGCGTGACAAGTACGCGGCGTGATAGTGAGGGGATCGTCAACGTGATTCCGTCGAACGCTCCTAAGGCCGCTAATGCAGCCTCAGCTCCATCGGCAGCGCCAGCGGTTCCCACTGCTGCCGTTATCGACAGTGAGATTCAGAACGGGTCGCACATTCGGCGCGGCGGGGTGGCTAAGAAATGACGGACTTCCTACAGACAATCTACGATATGAACCGGAGTGCAACGGATGCGCGCTCAACGCTCGGCCACTGTGTCAGTAGCGACGCGTTCCGTCCGGGACGAAGTTCGTCTCCTTCTAAGGAAAAAGCGTCCAGTGGACGCGGCGCGCGGAGCGCGACGCGTAGACTTGTCACTGGGACACTTACCAAACGAGACGCTGCCACCCTGCTGAGAATTGACGAGTTGCAGGCGCTCCGGCCGGGTGCAGATAGGCGTCATTACCGTATGGTCGCTCACGATTTCGGAGGCGACCGGGTGGAGCTTCGCATTCATTTGCCCTATTATTCGGGAATGGACGTTCAGCTTGTGAATCCTCTCCGTCGCCCGGCGAAGCCTTGGGAAACGATGACCGCCAACGAGCGGGCAGAGGCGTCTTTAAAGCGTTCTATCCGTCGCGCGAAACAGCAGGTGCGTTGGCTCGTCAAAGCTATCGACGCCGATCATTTGTTGACCCTCTCGTATCGCGAGAACATGCAGGATATCGCTCGCCTCGCTCGGGACTGGCAGGAGTTCGTGCGTCTGGTCCGGCAGCGTTTCCCGACGTGGCAATACGTGATGACACGCGAGTATCAGGAGCGGGGTGCGCTTCACATCCATGCCGCTGTCGTGGGCCGTCAGGATGTGCGTTTCCTGCGCAAATGCTGGTATGCGGTCGTGGGTGAGGCGCAGGGGAATATTGATGTTCAAGCGCCGCGCCGTCGATGGGGCAATGAGTCAGCGCGGTGGAACCCTCACAAGCTGGCGTGGTATCTCACGAAGTATGTAACGAAAGACTTTGCACTCGCTCAGCGATGCAAGCGGCGCTACTGGGCGTCAAAGGGGATCGAAATCCCGAAGCAGGTCTACTGGCTTGGCGCCACGAATTACGCTGAAGCAATCGCTGAGGGGTACAGCTACATGCATGCTTTCGGTGTGAAACGCACGTCGTTATGGATGTCCGACGATTGGCGTTGCATTTGGATTTCCTCTTGCGCATAATGCTGGTGTCGTAAGGGAGCGACTGTCAGTTGCGCTGAGACGCGAGACAGTCAGCCCGGTAAGTCCGTCCGTCCTGTAGTCCCCGCTCCCCGCGGGCAAAAACCAAACTTGAAAAGGAGCCATTCATGGCCGCATTACGTGTGCAGGTTTTCGGCAGCGAAACGAAGCAAGGCACATCCTCCGGTGGCAAGCCCTATAAGTTCGACGTTCTCCAATGCGTGATCCATGACGGTGTAAAGCCTCTCGCGGGGGAGTTGATGCTCCCAAAGGATCATCCACCTGTCGCTGCTGGCTTTTACAGCTGCGTGCTCGGCGCGGCTAAGGATCGCGACAATCGCATCATCTTCCGCATCGAGAAGTTGGAAGCGCAACAGCCAGTGGCACGGGTGGGCTGATGGCCTACTGCGTCGGGTATCTTGTGTCGGGGGGTAACACTTTTGTCGTTGTTGACACGACTATCGGTGTCGTTACGCCTTCTGCCACTGCATGTCCGTCCGATGCGTGGGGTCTCGTTCTGAATCGCACTGAGTATGCCGAGGTGGCGTCTAATCCTTGGCTTCAATTGACTGCTGCCGAGGGCGCGTCGTTGTCCGTCGCGATCCTCGCGCTGTGGGCTGTCGCTTACGGCTTCCGGGCGCTGAAGCGAACGCTAGATGTAGATAGCTCGGGTCATCTCAACTGAAACGAAAGGATGTGGATCAACATGAAGAAAATTCTCGGTGGTTTGGC